CTATTTCGCCCGGTACCTGCGGCAGTACCACACCAGTCCCCTTCCACTTGGCCTTGTCCCAGAGTGGTAGATTGATGGGGGACATGACCAGCAAGTCGCGATGCCGCAGCGCATCCGCGCCGAACATATGCTCCAGCGGCGGATCCTCCGAAGTTGTGGCATCCAGCTCTGGAGGCTGAACGGTGGATGGGGGCGCCGCCACGTTCGGTGTCCATGCTTTGTCGCGCACGACCGGAAACGCGGTAATAGTTTCGTCCCGCACCAGTCTTCGGCGCGTCCTGGCGGCGAGTTGCCCAGAATGTTCGTGACGGAGATGATAGAGCGCGCCACGTGGTACGCACGGTCTTGAGCACGATGCTTCGCAAACATCTCCTTGAACTCCAATCGAGCGACACCGAGTTGCAGCTCGAAGGTTATGTGCGCAAACAGCTCAAATATCTGCCTTTCGAAACCTTCGCCAACCAAGCTTTCGGCTGCCAGCACGGGCTGGGTAACGACGAGCCTCGTCTCGCCACATTCATCCTCAGCATGTCGATGAACAAAGGGCGGCGTTGCAGCCTCTGACTGTCGGACTTCCACGACTAGCCGTTCCCTGGGAGACCAAAGTCGCCTGGAACGCACGGTAGTAGAGTAGAAAGCCTCGAGAAATCCAATGATGCTCTCGCCAAGCAATGCTGATGCGATACCACCGCGGGCGATGACATCAACCTGGCAACCCAGAATGACCGTCGTCATGGTCGTGGTCCCGAAGTGCCATAGAGGCCGATTCGGAACGTCCTGAGCCGCCGGAGCAACAAGCCATTCACTCGCAAACTGGTTCAAGTCGTCGTTTGCCGCATCGTATTCGGCCCGGACCATGTCTACGTGTCCGAGCATGAAGAGAGCAGCGGCGCGCGACATCTCCAGACCTAGATTGCTCAGGACGTCCGGAAGCCGTGTCAGCGATGCCCAATCCTCATGCGCGGTGCGCAGAATCAAGATTCCCAAGACCCGATCAATGGCCCGTAATTCCTGCTCGAGAGCCTTGGTGTCTTCCTCGTTCAAGCTCAACGCAATCTGGATAGGCCGAAACCACTTAACCCAAGCGAGTACGTAAGGTACGCGGCCAAGCTGCAGTTCTAGCCACGCCAGCTTCTTCAAAACTGGCAAGGCACGGTGATCAACAGCCCCTTCCTTGAACCATGAGTACAGGCACCGGTCTAGCGCAGATGCCAAGTTCGCCCTTGCCGCATAAAGAAGGCCTGCCGACTCGTATGCCAAACCCGTGCCGCACAGCGCAGCGATGAACTCGTCGCGGCAATCCTCCTGCGCAAGAAGAATTTGCGCGCGTGCCAAGTCGTCGATCGCGTCATATGGTTTCTTTCGCTCAAGCTTTTGCAGGCCTCGTTGCAACTGCAACTCGCCAGCCACCCGGTCACCGTTTCTCTCGCGCTCAATCTCAATTACCGCGTCCAGTAACTCGTCGTAGCCAGGTGAATCGCCGACAATGGTCGCCAGCTCTCGTATGACGAGAACGACAGGCTCAATCGGGAACTCAATCTGCCGACGCACGTTGCTAAGAACTTGGCGCATAGCGGCGAAGGTGGGCTGCAGGTCATCCTTTTCGCGCATACCCGTGACGAGGTCCATTTGAAGTAACTGGGTCTGTGCCCATAGCGAACTCGTCTCCTTAGACTTGTCATCAGCATGACGCTGGAGTGCGGCTCGTAGGGCGGCGGTTCGCGCTTCATCCAGGGCATTGCCTGCCTGGAGGGCCAGCCACAGGTTGACGACACACTCAATGTCCCAAATCCAGTCCGTAGAAAGGGCTTCGGCCGCTAGTCGGTCGTAGACTCTGGCCGCCTCCTCCGAATCATCGAACCACCACAAAGCGGTCCATGCCTTGTGGTACAGGATGCGCTGCCTTTGTCTACTACTTGTTCTCTGCGCGAGCCGATCTGCGCGATCGAAACGACCGTCGACCTCATACCGTGGCCTGTCGAGTCCCCGTGCAAGCAGCGCGGACTGTAAGCTCTCTTCGACCAATTGCAGAGTTACCGCGGACTGCCGTCCCTCTTCAAAGGTCAGACCCCGGTGCGCGAGCCATTTTAGGAAGACCGCCTTGAAGGTGTACTCGTTGGTCAGTCGGGCAGTGGCACGCTTGTGCTTGCGATGAGTGTGAGGGTTGGTGCCCTTGGCCAGCAGGGCGCGGGCTTCATCCCGAATGATCCGGGCGTCTCGGAGGGAAAGCTCCGGGTAGGTGCCCAGCGACATTCGCTTCTGCTTGCCAAACCACTGGTAGCGGAAATGCCAGGATTTGCCCCCGCCTGGCGCTACAGCCAGAGAGAGTCCATCAAAATCCGCGAGGGTGTATTCCTTGCCAGTGGCTTTTGCTTTGCGAACGCTGAGGTCGGACAGTGCCATGTTCCAGTTCCTGAATTAGGGTCAGGAACCAGATGCTGATCACGATCAATCCGCACCCCCAGCAACAATCCGAACTCCGCGCCGTCCTAAAGATGGACTAAATAATGGACTAAAAAGTCGTGGCTTGGAGTGGATTTCTGTGGACGTCACTGGATCGAGCCAGAAGAAAAAATTGTTTCTTTTCAACGGCTTGAAACGATCAGTGGACGTTCTTGGAAATCCTTGGATTGATGGAGTGGAGCGGGCGAAGGGAATCGAACCCATTTCGGTAATGTGTCAGTTTGTGCCAAACCTGCTCAATACGGTCTCTCTACTCCCCTCGCCATCTCTTTTCGTTTCAGTTTGGCACATTGGTTTCGACGATTTTTCGACACATTATCCTTCCTTAAACCACGTAAGGAGATCTTCTATAGACTGAGCGTCCTTGCAGTGAGCACGGATGCCATCTATTTCAATGTCTGTTTTAAACTTGACCCAAGTAGCTTCTTCTTTATCTGTTAAACCCAGGTGTGCCTCAATCGCTCCCCCCCACCACAGCCATATATTCTGAATGCGCAAAGCATTATGAAGCGCCTTAAGATGTGGTACTGCATCAGCCTCTAATGCTAGTAGCTCAAAAGCTTGAGCTGCTGTGCACGGGGCTAATTTACTAGTGGGAAGTCCTCCATGTAATTTACATTTACCAGCCTGCTCAAGCCTTGCTAGGATTTTTTTGAGCTCTACTATCTCCTCGCTTCTCTCTTGCAAAAATCCATTTGCGATGGCTCCTCTGAAACCGTAATCAAGGTCAACCACGGCAACTGCTGGAATATCCATCTCTTTGAGTACTCTAAGTGTCTTTGCAATGCTATCTACCGAGCCGGTTTCTATCATTGCTAGCTGGTCTTGCCCTAATGTCTTTCCGAAAAAGCTCTTGTATAGAAAGGGAAGTAATCTTAACTCTGTCTTTCCTTCAGTTAGTATGACTCTGTTCGAAAAAAGAATCTGAGATGACTGAGTTAAAGAGAATAGATGCTGAGCTTGCGCAATTGCATTCGGAATGACAATGTCGAGCGCATCTTTCATACGTTTTCGAGTGATTGTTCCATCAGTATTTGTTTTTCTTACAAGCAATGTATGTTGAGCGCGCTCGGCGGTAATCATTTGAGGCGAGTGCGTTGAAAATACGATTTGATATCCGTGCATGGATAGAGTGTGTAATGCCTCTCTAACTTGTTCAATGGCAAAGGGATGTAGGTACAACTCTGGTTCATCAATTAAAAGCAATGTTGTTGTGGGTACATTGGCTTCTTTGCGAACCTCTGCTAAGTGCCTAACTAATGCCATTTGAATAGATCTCTGTGCTCCGTGTCCATATGCTGAGAAGTCTCGAGAGATCTCACTGCTTTCTTCATAAACACGAACTGTGCCGGCCTTGAATATTTCATCAAATGTTGGTACGTCGAAGTGTAGCTTTAAACTAATTCCCGGAAAGAGGTCTTGTATTTTTTTGTTTATTGATTCATCTATTTCGGATAGCTCTGTTAGCCTTCGATTACCATCGGCAGACATCCTTCGCGTAATAGCTCCTAAGTGTCGGTCAATACGTAAGGCGTTTTTCTCTCGAACAGCATCGCAGAACTCTGCTAAAAGTTTTCCAATTGTGCTAGTGGACTTTGCTTTTGCTGCGTCGTCTGCCGCATTATCCATTGCTGCTATGCGTATTGGGTCGGGGAATAATTGTTTAATAGCATTAGGTATGCCCGTTGGGTTTTTCTTGTATCCTGTCTCTGGATGAAATACATGCAGCTGAACATCTGTTGCTTTTGTTGCCTCAATAGGCTGAATGCGTTTGACCTTCATAGTGCCATCGACAATATACGGCTCTATCTTGTTTCTATGGTCTTCACCTAGAAGTTTTAGAATTTCGTCTGATATGCCAACTATAACAGCTTCGACTTCTATAGGTTTCGATCTGTTATAAAATTCACTATCATTTAATAGGCGGTTCTTTAAGACCCACTCTAATGCTGATAGGATGTTGGATTTCCCTGCATTATTATATCCAACAAGAGGGACAAAGGGGGTTAGAGTGATGTTTAGTGACTGGCAGGATTTAAAGTTGCTAATAATCAATCGTTGAATATAGTGTTGCATAGGTACTCCCTCACCATATTAGCCCATTGGGTTAAAGCTGCTTGCCGCAGTACAATAGCGCGTCTTCATTTGGTCGCTAGTTGTCTTGCGATCACTGTCATAACGGGCACGCCAGACTTTGCACTGTTCATGGAAGTATTGCTTGGCAGCCTTACGACATTCGCGGTAGTCGATTGATCCGCGTCGGTGATTGGCGCAGACACTGTGGCCATCTATGTAGTTGTTTACGGATAGCCATTCTGCTAGGTAGTTTGTACCGCCATTCCAGCTTTTGATCCACTTAGAGGTTCGTTCGCGGCTTGTGCGATTGATTTGGCGTTGCTGTGTTTGCTGAGGCGCGGATACTACTCGATGGGGTGCTGGCGGTGTGTAGATGTTGGTCGGCTTTTGCGGTTTGTAATTACTATCGTTATAAACAGTTTGCTTAGGCTGGCTCTGTTGATGATTGCGTGCATTAACACTTTCCCAAAAAAGTTCTTCTGATGTTTTTTTGGGCTGGTTTTGGGGAGTATTATCGTTAGGGGTGTGAGCAGGTTTCTCAAGCCTAGAGGGTTGGCTGGGTTGTGGTTTTGGAAGGAAAGAGAGTCTATTTCCTGCCATGTGTAAAGCCAACCCTGAAAGTCCTAGCCCTAGAGCAATTGCGAGCGACCATTTACCAAAGCTCTGGCTCCGCTTTCTTCTTAAGTACTCTGGTGCATCATCCTTGTCAGCTTTCATTCTTGCCTTCCGTCCGTAGGGCATACCATCGCAGTGCTACTTTTCTAGTGATCGCTATCCCGCGTTTTGATTGGGCAAGTTTCGATTGGCTTCGTCATAGTCGGGGCTTGTTTGTCCTGCTTCCGGAGCGACTTGGCCGCTGGCGATCCATAGCGCATAACTAGGGAACAGCTTTACCAGCACCTCAACCTCCTCGGTACTGATGCGAGCTTTCCGGTGGCGCAGATTCTTCCACCTGCTCCAAGAGATATCAGATTGCCTTACCAGTTCGTCAAGTCCAGCCTTATAAATCAAAGCTATAGCTCTATCCTGAATTGATTCCATATTGATCTATAAAATTATCAGTTCAATATTTGAACTCTAAATCTGAACTGATAGACTCCGTTTGAGTTCAATAATTACACCGTGGATTTGCCCCTGCGGTGCTGTTGCAACGAATAGTGACGGAATGAGCATGGAACTGGAAGAGCTTAACCCCAGCGCCCTGATAGGGCCGCAACAGGATGTGGAGTCCATTGAACGGTGGGCGGAACGCAACGGCATTAGCTATGGCACTGCCCGCGCCTGGGTTTACCGGGGTGTGCTGCCGTCCGTGAAGCTTGGAAAGCTGCGCATGGTGAATAGCGCGCTGCTGCGCAACTGGCTGTTGGAACAGGAGTGGACAGCATGAAAGGAGGAGTGATGGACGCCTTTCAATTCTGCTTCGCGGGCATCGTCGGCAGCGTCTCAGGCAGGGTCGTGACCTGGGGCGGCCTGACTGTCGATATCGACCAGATCGAGAACGCTTGGCTTCGTCGGGCCATTGAAGACTATCGCTGTGGTCGTAGGGGGCAGAAATGAGCTATGGCCGCCAGCCCCTACTACCTACGCCAAGCCCACGCCCCGGACTGCGGCTGCTCTGTGTGCTGGTCCGCAAGGCAGGCCATCCCATTGCACAGCCCGTCGCCGTGTCCGGACTGCCGGCCCCCTGGGCTGCCCTATCTGGAAGGTGGTCGCTGGCTCTGCCGTCCCCGTTCCTTCTGCGCGAAACACGACCCGTCCCGGCGTCCGCCGAAGTACTGGCACGTTGTGTACGACAGCGGGAAACCCACGCCCTTCGTGCCCGTGCGCGAAGCATTCCAACTGGAGGGCTGACCCATGCTCGCTGACACCCTGAAAGCGCTGCTCCTGCTCTGCCTGATCCAAGCCGCCCGCACCGTGGCCGATCCGGTCAAGGGCCGCGCTCCCGGCTCGTCGGAACAGCCTCACCGTTCCGGCGAACGGAAGCACGGGCGGAGCGCACCCTTGAACGCCTCCCCCCTGAAACAGCCTCCGCTGGGGAGTGTGGGGCAGCTTCTCCGCCCCGCGCTCCCGAGCCCTCGGCGGCAAGAGCGGGATGACAAGGGCAGAGCCCTTGGTGTTGCTCTGCGGGTTCCAAGGGGAAGGGTTCCCCTTGGCCGTCGGCGACGACGTTGCGATAGGGATCGTTACCCGAATGGGCGAGACGAACACCCGTGGTTGGCTTGGTTCGCTAGCGAATAGAGCCCGGCCCGAAGGGATCGCCCGACAAATCACTTTCACCCAACACCGCTGAATGAAGGCGAAACAGCCGAATTTGCAGCAGCGGGACAACTCACGCCGAAAAAGGCGAATTGAAGGAGAAACACCGATGAACATGTTTGCAACCCAAGGCGGCGTCGTCGAACTGTGGGTCACCAAGACCGACACCTACACCTCGACCAAGACCGGGGAAATCTACGCCTCGGTCCAGTCCATCGCCCCGATCCCGGAAGGTGCCCGTGGCAACGCCAAGGGCTTCGAGATCAGCGAATACAACATCGAGCCGACCCTGCTGGACGCCATTGTCTTCGAAGGCCAGCCGGTGCTCTGCAAGTTCGCCAGCGTGGTCCGCCCCACCCAAGACCGTTTCGGCCGGATCACCAATACCCAAGTCCTTGTGGATCTGCTGGCCGTGGGCGGCAAGCCGATGGCGCCGACCGCCCAAGCCCCGGCCCGCCCGCAAGCGCAGGCCCAAGCCCCGCGTCCGGCCCAGCAGCCGCAGGGCCAGGACAAACAAGACAAGTCCCCGGACGCCAAGGCGTAAGCCGTAGGAGGCCGCGATGCTCCGCTATCTCTCGCTGTTCGCGGTAGGTCTGGCCACCGGCTACGCCTGGGGCTGGATCGACGGCCTAGCGGCCTCCCTGGCTGTTTGAGGACTGCACGAATGGAAGGCTCTGTATCGGTTCAAGTGTGCAAGACCTGGGTCCAGAACGCGGACGGCACGGTCGGCTGTACGCACCTTGAGTGGATACAGACCTACCTGCTGCCGCCTGAGGCAGAGGGCTATTTGACTCTGCTGATGGGTGGTTTCGACCCGTCGGCCTTCCGCCTCGGCTTCGCCGGGACCATCGGGCTGTTCGCCGTTGGTTTGGGGGCTGGCTTGATCATTTCTGCCATGCGCAAAGCGCGCAATTAATGAGGTTCCAATCATGGAAAAAATGAAAACCCTGTTCCGCAACGCTTCCATCGCCACCGTCGGCCTGGCCGTGGCCAACGTCTCCTTCGCCGACTCGCTGATCGACGAAACCACCAAGGAAGTGCTGACCCAAGCCGGCACCGACGGCTCGTCCGTGGCCAAGCTGGTGATCGCCGCCGTGGCGGTGCTGGTCGGCCTCGCCCTGGTTATCGGCGCGATGCGCAAGGCCTGACGTGATCTGGTCTCTCATGCTGGGTGCGTTCATGGCCTATTCCCTGATTTCAGGGCTCAAGGTCGGGCAATACCAGTAGTGGCGACCGAAACGGAAGCCCCCTCCGGAGTTTCCGGCAGGGGGCTTTTTTGTGTGGGGTCTTACGATGAAGTTTGCGAGCCTGATTCTGATGCTTCTCTTTGCCACGGTGGCGAGGGCTGAGGATTACTACTGGAAAATTCAGTCACTGCCTGAACGCTTTTCTTCACCCTCGGCAGCTTGCGCGGCGTGGGCCAAAGACACGGGACGCCCTGGGGAGTTCACCTTCACCGGGTCTATGAAAGCCCGTGACCAGACCTCGTTTTGGTGCGAGTTCACGAACAACGAAACCGGCAAGACTGCTGCCGCGTATGGTCCTGCCGGACGCTATGGTGATAGCTGTCCAGCCGACACCGAATACAACAAAGAGACCGGCGAGTGTAAGGAAAACAAGTGCAAGATTCTGGCCGGCTCGCTCTACGAAAAATCCCATCAAGCGCCGATTTCCCGCTTCATCAACTACCTCGGCTGTGAGATTGCGGTCAGTGCGATTGACGGTTGTATCGGTCCCGCTGAAGGTCAGGCCGGCGCGACCTACTGCAAGGTCATCGGCTCGTTCACCGGCAACTGGTTCACCTCCAATGGCTCCTGTGCCTTCGGCTGCGACGTGGGTCCGGGCGACGGTCCGCCGCCGGGTGGTGACGGCGGCACCGGGGGCGATGGTGGCAGCAACCCGCCCGGCGGCGACGGTGGAAGCGACGGCGGCACCAAGCCCGGTGGCGGCGACAACGGCTCCAGTGGCGGCGGTGGAGGAGGTGGCGGCGGCGGTGGCGGCAACCCTCCCGACGGCAATGGCGATGGCGATGGCAATAGCGGCGGCGATGGTGACGGTTCTGGTTCCGACGGCGGCGCTGGTAGCGATGGCGGCGACGGCTCCGGCGGGGGCGGCCTGAAAGAGCCGAAGCAAGGTTCCTTCGACAAGACCATCAAGGAATACGACGACGCCATTGCCAAGGCGCAAAAGGACTTCCAGGAACTGCAAGGCAAGTTCGAAAGCGTCCTCGCTTCCAAGTTCGATATTCACCTGGGCACTGGCGGCGGCTCCCTGCCGTGTTGGGACTTTACCGCCCTCGGCCAACGCTTCGACGTCTGTCTGACCGAATACGCCAAAGAACTCTCCGTCATCCGCTACGTGGTGCTGTTCATCGCCGCGATGCTGGCCGGATGGATCGTTTTCTATCGCACCTGAGGAAACGCCATGGATATTCCCTTTCTCTCCGACATTCTCGCCTGGATGCAATCCCTCTGGGACTTCCTCTACAGCGGTGTCTATGACTTCGTCACCGACGCCTTTGTCCTGCTGACCAAGATGGCCATCAAGGGCTGGTTCGAGATGCAATTGTTCGTCGCAGAAATCGGCTACAAGGCCTTCAAGGAGGTCGTCGGCGGCATCGGTATCGGCTCGACCATCACGTCCTATTACTCGTCCCTGGACGGCGACCTGCGCTCGCTGCTGGCGTTCTTCGGCCTGCCGGACGCGGTGAACATGATCTTCGCTGCCATCGGCACGCGCTTCTCCATGTCCTTTATCCCCTTCATAGGTAAGTGACATGGCGATCAAGATTCATCACGGCCCGAACGGCTCCTACAAGACCTCCGGCGCGATCCAAGATGACCTGATCCCCGCGATCAAGAAAGGCCGCGTCATCATCACCAACGTGCGCGGCCTGACCCGCGAACGGATCTTCCAAGTGATGCCGGAGACGCCCTCCAGCTGCGACGTCATCAACCTCGACCTCGAGGACCTGGAAGACATGGAAAAGATGCGCACCTGGTTCATGTGGGCGCCGCGTGGCGCGTTCATCATCTTCGACGAAACCCAACTGATCTTTCTGAAGTCCTGGCGCGAAGCCGACCTCAAGCGCTTCGACTTCCCGGACGGCCCGGAAGCGGCCAAGGCAGCCGGGCGGCCCATGGGCTGGCTGGATGCCTGGACCCGGCACCGGCATTTCAACTGGGACATCATCCTCACCACGCCGAACATCGCCTATATCCGCGACGACATCCGCATGACGGCGGAAAAGGCCTATCTGCACTCCAACCTCGCCGTCATCGGCATTCGGGGCCGCTACAAGGAAAGCCAGCACTCGGCGCAGGACAACAAACCGCCGGCCCGCGACGTGATCGTCGAGATCAAGAAAATCCGCAAGGAGACCTTTGCCCTCTATGAATCGACAGCCACCGGCTCCGTCACCGACACCATCGCCGGCAAGAGCCTTTTTAGACAACCTAAGATTCTTCTATTCATGGCAATTCCGGCCCTTGCTATTGGGTCTGTGGTTTATGACGGCGGACCTCGTTTGCTCATGGGCGACCCTGTATCTCCGCCTGCTGCTGGAACTGCTGCGCCTGCTCAAGCCGGTCCTGCTGTGGGTACTGCGCGTGCTACTGGTGCGGCTGGTCCTGATGCTGCTGATGATGTACCTGGGCACGCAGGCGTTCCGGGTGCTGCTCCTGTAGGTCATCCCTTCGCCGGCCGCGACTTCATCGTCAAGGCAACCCTGCTGTCCGCCTCCGGGCGCCGCACCTATCTGTTCGCCGTCCGGGGCCAGGACGGCAGCGAATTCACTCTCACCGATCGCGACCTGACCGACACCGGCTATGCCGTGGTGCCGCGGGGCAACTGCGCTGCGGAACTGAGCTTCAAGGGCGGTTGGTCCGGCTATGCCGCCTGCGCCGGGCGTAGCGCCTTGGGCAACGCGCCGCCGGCTCAGACCGCCGCGCCGAACGTGCCGCCCGCCGCCGCGAACAGCGCCGCCGTGCGGGTGACGGTGGTTCCTGACACCAGCCGCTTGCCGCGCTCGTTCAACTGAGGGGGAGCCGATGAACTGGACAAGCTATTTCGCGGCCCTGGGGCTGGTGTTCCTGGCCTATCTGGCGGGCTTTTTCTTCGCGGTGGCGGTGACGCCGACGGGGCCGGTATGGCCGCTGTAGCCGGCCTGGCCGGGGCGCGCGCGAACGGCTCGTCTCGGAGTGAGCAAGCGCCACGGCGGGGCCGGCTGACGCCCCTGTAACACGTCAGATAAGCCACCTATTGCGGTTTCAATTCGTACCAATTTGGATCGTTAAAGATGAAGAAAATCAGCCATCAAATTCGCGTCAGTATCGAGTCGGACGGTCAGGTCTTGGAAAGCCCGAAAGGGCGGTTGTTCTTCGACGACACCACGGCTCAATTCACCGACCTGTCAGGCGTGCGCATTCTGCGGTGCGGCGTGGATACGGTGCGGCAGTTGTACAACGGCAAACTCCGGCCGGAAGTCATGGCGCTGTTTGACCTCTCGGTGGATGTGGTCGAGTTCGCCGGCTACGAGTGGTCCAAGGGCCGCATCGGTCGCGACTCCGGCTATCAGTACCGCCTGCAGAACGCTGAAATGGGTCTGATCCTGCTAATCAAGAATCACAACATCAAGGTCGACACCATTGGCTCGCACCTCAAGATCGAAGTGTCGCCTCACGCCCTCGATGGCGCCGATCCGCGCATCCTCCAGGGCGTGCTGGATGATTTGGCCGCTGCCGTGCTGAGTCACTGCGAAACCAACCAAGCCGCTGTGCATATCGCCTTGGACGTGCAGGGCTGGAATACGGTGATCTTCGCTAACACCAAGTCCAAGCGTGTGCGCTCGGTGCCGATCTCGGAAGAATTGGGCGCCGACCTTCGCCGGCATTGGCAGACCCACGGGCCGTTCACGAACTGCCTTGGCGTGTTCCGCCTGGTGCTGCTGTCGACCTCGATCAAGCTGCCGAAGGGGCAGGCCAGCCACGTACTGCGCCACACGTTCGCCAGTCACTTCATCATGAACGGCGGGCACATCGTGACCCTACAGCACATCCTGGGGCACGCCTCGTTGTCGATGACGATGCGATATGCGCACCTCTCCCAAGACCACCTATCTGAGGCTGTTCGATTCAACCCGCTCATAGGTTGAAGGCTGCGGGGGGCGACAGAGGGAAAGAAAAATAGACTTGAGGTGGTTCAAATTCGGTCTGAATTCGGATTATGATGTTGGAGCCGACGGTAGACAGACTGCCGACGCGCGAATCCCACTCGTCGCCTGGATATGGAGCGTGGTGGAGTTCGAACACCGTAGAACCTGAGTTCCAGGCCTTAAGTGTTCCCACAGCAATGGAGGTACCGGCTCATGCGAGTCGAGACAATTAGTTATTTGAAACGTCATGCGGCTGACCTGGACTTATCCGAGCCAATGGTCGTCACGCAGAACGGTGTTCCTGCCTATGTGGTTGAGTCATATGCTGAGCGGAAGCAGCGCGATGAAGCAATTGCGCTGGTGAAGTTGCTTGCGATTGGCTCCCGCCAGTACGCAGAAGGCAAGCATCGCTCTGTTGATGATTTGAAAGCTCGCCTTTCCAGGAGGTTCGCTCAGCCAGAATAAGGAGGTTTAATGTCCCCGGTCGTCATTCGTTTTACTGATACCGCAGAGCAAAGCATCGAAGACCAAGTCCACCACTTGGCTCCATTCCAAGGTGAACAGGCTGCACTCCAGTCAGTACTGAGCCTTTTGGATGAGATTGAAGAGAAGATTTCACTTGCACCTAAAGGTTACCCAGTCAGCCAGCAGGCGAGTCTTCTGGGGGTGCTGAGCTATCGCGAGCTTAATACCGGCCCCTATCGTGTTTTTTACGAATTCCACGAAGAGCAAGGCGAGGCGGCAGTGATCTTGGTTCTGCGACAGAAGCAGAGTGTTGAGCAGCAATTGATCCGCTACTGCTTGGTGGGGCCAATCGAGTGA